ATAGCAACGGCTCTGCTTCCAAGAGTGTCTGCACTAAGCGCATCCCTACCTAAAACGGTATTGCTTCCCCCAGCAGTAAGAGCATCACCAGCAGTGGCTCCAATCAAGGTGTTATGGACTCCCGTGGTTACTGACAGCCCTGCGCTAAAGCCTACGGCAGTGTTGTGGGAATCTGTAGCAGTAGCAAAGTTTTGATTTTGCAAAGCCGAAACACCAATAGCTACGCTATGACTACCTAAGTCATCGGTGTATAAAGCGCCATATCCAACGGCAACATTCTCCCCGCCAGTAGTAAGACCTTGACCCGTTGTTCCCCCAATGAGCGTATTGCGAACTCCCGTGCTGACTGCTGCACCTGCTTCATAGCCAACGGCAACATTGTAGGTATCTGTAGCAGATGTGAAGTTTTGTGATTGTAAGCTGTTTTTACCAACGGCTACTGTTTTACTGCCTAAAGTGTCGCTATCCAACGCTTGATGACCCACAGCAACATTGCTGGCACCCTCCGTATTTGACAGCATTGCATTAGTACCAACAGCGGTGTTCGCACTTGCAGTAGTGGTTGCTCCTAAAGCATTTTTACCAAGCCCAGTATTCCCTGCTCCTGTTGTAATAGCGTCACCGGCAAGCCCGCCAATTAGGGTGTTGTTGGTGCCTGAAGTGACTGCCGCCCCTGCGCTAGAACCAACCGCTACGTTATAGTTTGCAGCATCATTGTTTTGTGCAGTAAGTGCGTTATATCCGATTGCAACAGAGTCTGTGCCAGTGTCCTCTAGGTCTAAAGCTGCATATCCAACCGCTACGTTGTTATCACCCGTAGTCAAAGCCGTACCCGCTTCATCGCCCACAACCACGTTGTAGTTGCCGCCAGAAGTGATGGAGTTACCTGCGTTGACACCTACACGGACGTTGGATGTGCCTGCGGATGCGGTGATGATGTCTGCACCATCTGCAAAGGTTACGTCTGCTGCAAAGTTTACAGCGCCATCTACATCTACAGCATCAAGATTGGTGGTGCCGTCAACGTCTAAATCACCATTGAAGTCTACATTTCCTGATGCAGATATAGTGGTGAAAGCACCTGTAGATGCAGATGAAGCGCCAATAGCTGTCCCGTCTATAGCTCCACCATTGATGTCAGCAGTAGGTATGGTAGTAGTACCTGTGAACGTAGCTCCAGCAATTGGAGCCTTAGCATCCAACTGTGTCTGTACATTAGAAGTAACACCATCAACGTAGTTAAGTTCAGCAGTGGTAGCTGTAACACCGTCCAGCAGATTTAGTTCAGCAGTGCTAGAGGTTACACCATCCATGATGTTCAGTTCTGCTGTAGTGGCAGTGACTCCATCTAGGATATTAAGTTCAGCAGCAGTAGAAGTAACACCGTCAAGAATGTTAAGTTCTGCTGCGGTAGACGTTACGCCATCTAGGATATTTAGTTCAGCAGTAGTGCTTGTGATGCCGTCCAGTACATTTAGCTCTGCTGTAGTTACTGTAGCGCCATCCAAGATCTCTAGTTCTGCTTCAGTAATAGTAGCGGAGCCAATGGTAAACGAAGTACCAATGGTAGGTGTGTTAAGCGTGGGTGACGTAAGAGTCTTATTGGTTAGCGTCTGCGTACCAGTGAGCGTAGTTACAGTGCTGTCAATAGCAAAGGTTACAGCGTTACCAGAGCCGCTAGTGTCTACACCAGTGCCTCCAGTAAACGTAAGAGTCTCTGAGTCTAGGTCAATGCTCAACGCACCACCGGAGTCTGCTTGGAAGTCTAAGTCCTGTGCAGTAACCTGTGAGTCTACGTAGGCTTTGATTGACTGTTGTGTAGCTAGTTTGGTTGCACTGTTGGAAGACATATCGTCTTCATCTTTAATACCAGTTACAGTAGCACCGTCACCAGCAATGTTAATGCTAGTGTTAGCTACAATGGTTGTGCCTGTAATAGCGGCAGCAGTAGATGCACCTACAGTAGTGCCGTCTATAGCACCACCGTTTAGATCTACAGTTGGTATAGTTACAGTACCAGTAAACGTAGGGCTAGCTATGTTTGCCTTAGTTGCTGATGCAGTTGCAATATTGTCAAACTCTGTATCAATCTCAGTGCCTTTGACAATCTTGTTAGCGTTACCGGAAGGTAAGCTATCTTTAGCTGCAAAGTTTGTTGTCTTTGTGTAATTGCTCATTAAATTAACCTACCTAAAAGTGCCTCAGTGTTTAACTCTTGTATTGACAAAGCCCCACCATTAATTATTGCTTCAATACCGATAGTAGCGACTTTGCCTGAGCCTGTAGCTTTTACTTTAGCTACGTCAATAACAATGGTTGCACTATATTCCGATGTGCTAACATTGTACTCAGAGACACCATATTCAGCAATTAAACTTGTGGCTACTGTAAACGCTTGTTTACTGTAACCTTCTGTATAATCGTAAGCCCAGTTGCCAATCACTTGACTACCTGAACCACCTATAACTGTAAAGGATATTTCCTTCAACATCTTAATTCTGGAAGGATCACCAAAAGACATAGGGTTTGTAAAATACTTCATTGTATAAGTGTCTGTGTCATCCAGAAACTCATCGTACTCATTTATGCCTTTAGCATTACCAAGGTACAAAGTACCATCTGCAAGCCTAGTGCCAGACAGTGCTGTTACACCTGTCCATATAGTTGCTCTGTAGCTACCGTCCTCTAGTGTTCCTCTCATGTCAAACACATAGACTTCTAAGGACGTTGGTAAGAACAAAAGATAAAAAGATTCTTCTGGACTGTAAACAGACTTGATGTTTTTTGTTTCAGCGTTGACTGCCAACATCATAGTGTCTCTTACATTCTTAGACACATTGCCTATAGGGTTAGACTTCTCTTGTATAACTCTACCTAAGCTACGCAAGCCAGAGTCAGACAGGAAGATCAAGTCTGTACCTATTGCCTGTACACTGTCTCTAGCAATACAGCCAATACCAGTAATAACATCGGATAACGTCATGCTGGCAGGAGAAGATGCACCAGAGTACAGTAAGATACTTCTTTTACAGAAGATAACTAAAAAGTTGTTAAACTCTCTAAGTGCTACTATCTCATCAAAGCCTTCAGGAAATACAGTAGTTAAGTCTAAAGATCCTGTAGAGCCACCTGTCCACGCATGACCATTCAGTAAGTCAGACCAGTAAACAGTATGCTTGTTACCAGTAACGTCAGCAGCCCATACACGACCAAAAGCTGCTAGAGCTTCATTAGCTTGTGGTGCTGTACCTGTAGCATGGCTGTGGTCGCTTATGTTATCAAGCACACCAGAGCCAGACTCATCAGTGTAAATTAACGGCTCATGTCCTCTTTGAAAAAAGTAAGCATGATTGTTGAAGTTTATTATCTTCCAGTTGTTTGCCGTAGGCGTGTAGCCACTAGGCGTAGCGTCAGTGAGTGTAGTAGTTCCAGTAAACACCTTGTTGTTACCAGCGGAAAACACTACTTTGTCACCACTTTGGTCTACGTACTCAAAGACAGCTTCTATACCAACACTAGACCCTAAAGGTGTAGCACTGCTTGTGATCTTCTTTAGACCTTTACGTGCTGCAATCCTGCCGTACTTATCAATAACAGCATTCTCAGCAATAGATGCAAAGGCAGGGTCTTGTGTTACAGGAGAGTCCTGTGTGTTAAGACCTTTGAATCCTGGAGCGCCTATGTATATGTTCTGACGTTGTTCAGCCATTAGGGTACCGTATATATAAATTCTTCAGGATTCTTGTAAGCATCTATTGCAATAGCGTCTGACAGATGCTTGTCTGCAATTAAGAAGTAATCCTGTGCAGTAGTACCGCCTGTCTCACCACGCTCTCTAGCCAACAAAGCTACAGCGTTGTGAATAATGGCGTTCTTAGGTAACACTGTAGTGTCTGTATCACTAGACAGTTCATCTTTTCTAGCATTTAAATCAAAGCGCATAGAGTACACTGCATCAGGCTTAGGGTACACACGTACTTTAGTATCCTCATTGCTGTCTATACCACTAAACGTGTATGAGTCTGGAGTGCCTGTGACTTCACCAGAGATATAATATGCGTTGTTAAACCAGTTAGGTGACTCATAACGCATAAAGAAGTTTGATGTGTCGTTAATAGCACTATATATTTTAACACGTTCTCCAGCGTTTGTCAAGCTGTATTCTGTAGTGTCTGCTACAGTAGGGACAATAATAGTTGTACGTAGTGTAGACCACTCATGTGCATCTTCTACAATGCGTTTAGC